AAGGGGAGAGATTTCTCCCTCCCCAAAATAAAGAATTACGCAGCACGGATTTCGTACAGGCATTCGGGGCGCAGAACGCCGTGACCGACAGCCATCTTAGAAACCATGAGCGTACCCTGCCGACGCATGTCGTATTCCATTTCAGAAGACAGGTCGAGCAGTTTGACAGTGCCCATTGCCTGCGGGTGCATGAAGAGACCCACAGTGTCTGAAGCGTCAACGGTGTACTTGGACGAGTAGTCCGGGTACGTAGCCGTTACGGACGTGTGGTTAACCGTCAGGTTGTTAGACTTCACGATAGCGAAGCCAGCAACCGTCTGGACCTTACCGTCGCTGTACGAGCCGTTGTTGCCGGGGTTGTAGAAGATGTTCAGAATTTTATCAGACTGAACAATTTCGTAGTACCGCTGTGGCGATACAATCAGGAAGCGGTTTTCCGCAGGAATGTTCTTTTCATCAAACGCCTGAGCTGCATCGAAAGCAGCGTCGATGATGTTCTGAACAGTTGGCGTGAGGCCAATATTGCTAGAAACAGCGTTGCCCTGACCAACAGCACCAACACCGATACCACCAGCGCCAGTGTCGCGAGCGGCTTTGACGCCAAGCGACAGCAGGTTGCGGTCGTAGGTCTGAGCAAGAGCCTGACCCATCTGGACCGAGTACTCAGAGCGAACATCAAACTGGCTCATCGCTTCATCGATACGCGCAACGAAAGTGTTTGCAATGAGCAGATCATCGATGGTGATGACCTTCTCGTCCTGCTGGATAACGTTGCCGGTGATTTCTGCGCCAGCAGTGTGGTACTCCGCTATCGTCTTACCAACAGCCGGGAACTGCGCCGACTTGCCGCTCGAAATGTTACGAACGCGAGTCTTGTCTTTCATAATAGTATTTGCATTGAAAGTTGTCAGAACTTCTCCTGAGAAAACCTTCAAGAACAAAGCACGAGCGTCACCAGTACCAAGCTGTTGACCTACCCGTGAGGGGGTTGCGTCTGCCATAATATATTTTCCTTCCGAAAATTATGTGAGTTGAGTTGAAAATTAGTAGAACTCAATCACCATACCAGTTGTCCTATTGTTAACTCCGCAGAGCGTATCGTCGGGCCGGAAGGTAGTTTCTGTTCTTAATGTTTTGCGCGATTTTTGCTTTTTGACATAATGCGCAAATTAGAAGGGCGGTTGTCCAAGGTGTTATGATTTGCATGATCAACGTCATTACCATCACCTTTGCGAGCTTTGCCCTTCCTTATCATGAGGCGTCTGGCCTTATTGCGACCAGCGCGTCGTTTCTTCTGTGAAGGTTTACTGTGATAATCACGGTATTCCTTTGCGTAGTCGCGAGCCATAAATTACCTCATTTAGAAAATGTCGGACCGACCAAGCTTTCTTTCAACGTCTCGACGGAAAGCAGGGTCTTCCTTGTAACGAGGATCACTCATGTCCTTCTCTAGTTCTGCAACTGAGCGATATACGCTCGCACCTGCCTTAGCAGTCTGTCCACGAACTTCACGAGAAGGCTCAAAGCCAACCTCTGCATCAAAGCGGGCCTTCAAACCTTTGACGGCCATCATAGCGGATGCGGTGTTTCCACCGTTTACTGCCGCATTGTATGCGGAGATTTCATCCTCAGAGAAATTGTCAGCAGCCCACTCAGTCATGGAGTTGTAGTTTTCTTCTCCTCCAACTGAGTTAAACACACTCTGACGTGTTGATGAAATAAGTGCTTCCTGACCCGTAATGAACTGGTCAACAAGCGACTTAGGAATGCCAGCTTCTTCTAGTTTTTTGTACTGGCTGTCACTGAGTTCTCCGTTTTCCCAATAGGAGGTAGAAAGCTCATCAAAGTTAAGTCCGGCTTTCTCAGTAACCTGTCGAGCTGTTTGTTCAACCGTTTCGGTCTCTTCGTCGTAGTTATCTCCTTCGCTGGCATCATCAACATTCTGCCCCTCCGGTTCTTCATCCGACTGCTCAACATTTTCCTCCTGTGTAGTGTTACGGGAACCCAATTTACGCTCCAATTCAGAATAGGCTTTTGCCATATCTTCTGGAGACTTAAACTTTTCGGGTAGCCACTCTGGACGGTCTTCAGCAGAAGAATCGAAGTTGTCGTACTTAGCGGCTTCTTCTTCGAGCGTCGGTTGTGCAACATCCTTTGAGGTATCTATAGATACAGATAGAGTCTCACCCATATAAAATTTTATCCTTCAGTAGGAGCAGCTTGTTCTTGATCAGGCTGTCCCTGATCTTCTCTTGCTGCCCTGTCAGAAATGCCCTTAATAACGTTAGGGCCGAGTTTACCCGCAAGATCGCCACCCATCTGCAACATCTGCTGCTGCATTTGCTGCTGCTGCATGGCTTGGATTTCCTCTTGCGATTTGACTAGACCGGCTGCGTCTATGCCAAGAGAAGTGGCAACACGCGAAATATAATCGCCGGGATTCATGAACTGCATAAGTATCTCTGGGCCTAGCGGCTGTAGAGCTTGCAGCAGTGACATGTATTTGTTTAGATCGTGTCCACGTCCCAAAGCCTCAAGACCAGTGACGATAGCAGGTTTGACCACGCCCTTTGGTAGAGCAGGCAAACGCTTGGATCGTGTCATACGGTCCATCAAACGATTGACAAGAGGTAGCTGGAACTCCTGCGAAAGCACGGAGTAGACGCCACCAAGTATCTGTTCAAGCTCAGCGGACATGAAGCGAATTTCTTCAGCAGTCACACGCTCAGCTTGACGCTGGACAGCGGAGTTCATCAAGAACGCCATAGCCAACCGTTCAGAAATCGTCTTAGCAGCTTCGTATGCAATACGCATATCTGCTTGCTTGTCAGACTTTACAGACGAAAGGTCATCAGACTTGCCGAGGATAACGTCACCGCTTTCAGCTTGGGTAACATCCTTAAGGCGAGTCAGGCCGTTGGGATTAAGCAGATAGACAACCTTGGCTGCTACTGCGCTAGCCTCAACGATGGACTTAGAGAGACCTTCAAGCGAGATAAGATCACCAAGATATTCCTCGACATATGAGCGACCGTAGTCTTCGCCGTCAACAGCATTCCAACGGAGTGCCATGAACGGAGGTTTATCTACAGGGAAGCGACCTTCTGAACCGGGAACAACTTTACCGTTGATCTCCTGATACATCTTCCAGTGAACACGTTCGCCATCGTCATCACATCGATACCATCGAGTGTAGACTTTAACATTGCGTTCCAGTTCTTCGTTCTCGTTTTCGTCGGCGGAACTGTCATCCAACAGTTCTATTTCACTTTGGGAAAGAGAGTAAGGGCTAACTTCGTCCTTTGCAATAACGTCAAGAACGTTGCCCAACACATCACGCTTCACGACATAATTGTCTAAGCGCCAGATGCGTATACCTTCCTTTGGGAGGTAGAGCAGGACATTTCCTGCAACAATCAAATGTTTTAGTGCGAGGAAGACTGGACTACGTAGACCAGAACCTTCAATTTCAGTTTGAACTGCTCGCTCAATTTTACTAAGACCCTCGTCAACAATCGCCTTCGATCCGGGCTGGCCGGTAAGCTCGTCGCGAGTGAAATCATCGACAACTAAGCGGAAGAACGGACTGTTAGGTGGTAGTAACGAGAGCAATAATTTTGAAGCTAGGTTATTAACACCTCTAGCGCCAATGCCTTGCCACGGTGTGTAGTAAATCGTGGACTTTGAATGTGCCTGTGGAGGCACAAGTGTAGGAATAGTCAGCTCGCTACATCTGCGAGCGCGATCCAAGAACGTAAGGCGGTCTGACTCTAAGGCTTCATAACGGGCTTCACAAGTCCGTTCGTTACCGTGCATGTCTATCCTTACATCGATGTCCCACCGCCGATACCAAGACCACTACCGCCAGCTCCTGCTGTTGAGGTAGAGCCTGTAATACCAAGGCCGGAGGTTCTATATTTCTTTGTGCCTACAGCACGCCTCTCCAAAGTTTCAGCCTGTCTAGGTGCAGAGGTCTGCGGAGTAGACTGCTCCAACACCGGAGGCGGTGCGGGAGGAGGCGGCGGTGGCGGTGGCGGGTCTGGGCTACTAAAGCACATCCTTTAAGTCTCCTAACATATTTTCTCGTTGTTGATCATAGACGAGCTTCAAGTGACGAACGACGCCAACTGCTCCTCTGTTCATCCAGATTTGACGTTCAGTTTCGTCCGGCTCTGGAGCCTTGTCGGGATAGAGCCGCTGGAGATAATCCAGCAGCCCATCCTCGATAAACGGTAGTTTCAATTCATCCATCTATACACCACACGAACCACCATGCCCGGTGATGTCGCAAATGTCGTGGGTCTGAACAGCTTCTTCAAACTCTTCTCCTAGCGCATCTTTTGCATCAGCGTAAGGAACAGCAGTAAGAGGCTGACCGCCACGAGAACCATCAGGATAGCAGGTAAAACCACGAAGACGGTGAGCATAGCGAGCAAGAGTATCAGCGAATCCCGAAACAGTGTCAGGGTTGTTGAGCTTGCTGCCCCAAGCCGGTAGATTGATTGTCGAGCTAATAGACTGATCGACATAATCCTGAATGTCAGCTTGGAATTTAATGCGTCGTTCATAGTCAGCAGCCAAGTCAAGAGCGCTCTCGATTTTGTTAGGATCAGCTCCATAAAGATCAATAAGCTCCTGTGCAGCGCTGTCTACAACCATCTGGTAGTGCCATTTAGTGCCTTTCAAATATCGCCTTTTATAAGCAACAGCAAAGATAGGCTCAATGCCAGTAG